AGAAAGCACAATAAAAACGCAGTTTGTCATCGGGCGGTCTCTCGCCCCTGTTATAGGTTTTAATGCTGTCGGCCGGGAAGAAATTCCCCTTCTCAGGCGTGGGTGAGCCTTGATAAAGCGCCTGAAATCCGCGCGGATCGGCGGAACGCATCTCTTCGAGATAGGTTACGGGGAAGCGCTTTGACCAGAGCGCCTGACCTGCCGGTCTGCCGAGGGGGTCTCCAACACCTCGCGACAGAGCCGGCAGGTCGATTATCTTCCATTTCGGTCCCTCCACGGCCGAGTAATCCGGGTTGCGGGGATCGGTCAGGCGACCAACTAGATCGTCCTCGTGCCACCGCGTCTGGATAATGATGATCCAGCCGACCGACGAGAGTAGTCGGGTTTTGGCCACCTGATTGTACCACGCCCACAGCTTGTTCCGGGTCACTAGGCTGTCAGCCTCGACGCGATCCTTGATCGGATCATCGATGAGGAGACCGATGGCACCGCGACCGGTGATCGCGCTGCCCCGGCCGACGAAGAAAGCCTTGCCGCCATACTCGTTTTCGATGCGGTCGACAGAGGCCGTCTTCAGGGGGATGCCGGGGAAGACCTGCCCATAGAGCGGGTCTTCCATGATCTCGCGCACCTCGCGCCCGAAATCCCAGCTGAGTTTATCGCTATACGTGGCGAGGATGACGCTCTCTTCAGGGTGCCGTCCTTGAAACCAAGCTGGGAACATGCGGCTCGACAGCTGGCTTTTGCCATGCCGGGGCGGCACGTTGATGATCAGTCGCGGCAGGAGACCTAGCTCCACTTGTTCCAGAGCCGCCGCGATGGCTCGATGGAAGCTCTCGACCTGATAGGCGGAGAGGCTTACGTCGTCAGGGTGGTCGGGATCGGGCATCATAAACTGCGTGAACGACAGCAAATCGTCACGCGCCGCCAGCGCCGCACGGCGGCGCTGGAGCAGGTTCAGATAGCGCGGGTCGGTCATCCAGTCAGTCTCGGTATGCGGAGGTCTCCGCCGACGCCCAGCATGTTCAGCAAGAGCACGACGATGACCAAAACCATCAGCACCATAAGGGCGATCTTGATAACCCGGTTCGGGGGATCGGGGATCGGAATGGTGTCGAGGACGTAGATCACGAGCCAGTAGAGCAGGCCCAGCACGAGCAGGTAGATGATGAGGGTGATGAGAGCGCTAATCATGCTTGATGGTCTCCTTCCCTGCGACGGTCTGTGTCACCAGAGCGTCCTTCTTGGTCTCCTCCACTGGGTCGTCCTTCGTCTCCACCGCCTCCGTCTCCACCGTCGGGAGACCCGCCATTCCCCTCGCCTCCATCAGGATTGCCGCCACCTTCTCCGCCACCATTACCGGGGCCTTCGCCTCCGCCACCGCCCGGATCAGTCCCTCCCCCGCCTCCTTCGCCCGGCCCCGGAGGCTCGGTCCCGCCGCCTGTATCAGGGCCTCCACCACCTTGATCAGGTCCGGGGTTACTGCTGCCGCCGCTTCCGGAGGTAGGTGGAGGTGGACTTGGGGGCGTACTTTTGGGAGGCGTTGGCTGTTCGACTTCATGCGGGGTTCCTTCGCGTGGCACGGGGTTCATCCTCCTGCGTGGGGGTGGACAGCTCTCTCCGGTCTCCCGATGAATGTTGAGTGACCGCAAGACCCTGCACTGGTCGCGCGTAAGCTGTGCCGCATCCGCTGTGACCGGCAGGATCAGCCCGAACAGGAGCAGGATAATCTTCACGGTAGGCCAGTTTCTTCTCCATGCATGTCATCGACGATAATGTTCAAAGTGGCGCAATAACTGGTGACCTCTTCCTTGCTCGGCTCTCGATTGAGCAGCACGGCGACCGTCCAGCGGTCAGAGCCTTGAAAGGCAAAACCCGTGGAGACTGACCAAGTCTGTGGCCCACCCCAGACATGCCCCGTCCTTATGGTGCAGTTGGTGCCGAGCGCTGGAGCCTCTTGGTAGTTGGAGACAAACCGGTCGAGGATCGCTTGGTCATTGAGCGCCCGATAGACAAAGTACGCTGGTATTGCCACGGCGACCAGTAAGATGATCACGACGGCATTGCTAAGGGTCAGGCCCTTAACCGCCCCGATGAGACGATCCAGCTTTCCGGTAGGCGGTTGCTCTGTCATGGCGGCGGGGCCGGGGCGGGATCGATGGTGCCGCCATCAGCAAGGTAGCGCAGCCAGTCTCCGACCTGACTGTCCTCCATGAAGTAGTATTCGGTGCCGTTCTCATCGACGGCGATGATCTGCGGAGCGCCGGTTGTCGGTGGACCGCCTTCGATGGGTGGGGCGTAACGGGCAGAGACATATGGCATGTGTCACATCCTTGCAGAGACCGCGAGATAGCCGGGATATTCGGGAAGCAGGGAGCAGGCATTGCCAGAGAGACCGCCACTGGAGTTGCCGGTGTCGAACTCCAAAGTGGTGGTGTTGGAGTAGTTGGCGATGGAGGTGATCGGGGACGCCGTGGTCAGCGTCCAGCTGTAGCAGACCGCGCCACCGACAGTGCCGACGGAGACCGTGGGGGAAATCCGCATGGAGACCGGATGAATGCGGCCGAGACGACCGCAGGCCGTGGCGGCGGCAACGGTGCCGATGGCGCTGCGCGCCGGATACCAGTAGCGCAGGCACGCCATCATGTTCTCTGGCTCGGTCGGCCCGCGCCATTTGGGCGCGAGACCTGTAAGGTCGGGGTCTGCGTAGAGAGCCACGTCAAACAACTCGAAAGTGTTGCCTACGGTCGCCATACCATTCGTGGAACCCGTAATGCCGTAGGCGCTCGTAAAAGTAGACCAGCCCACAGTGCTCGTGGAGTAGGTCGCTCCCTGCGCCCACGGCGAGAACATGACCCACACGCCGGTATTGCTGTCGATGGCCCACGTCCCAGTCGTGTCGCCGGGGATGACGATGATCTGCTCAGTATCGGTGTTGGCTTGCCCACCGCTTACCGTGAACGTCGTTATGTAAGCCCTGTTGCCTGCAAAGTTCTGGAGCTTGATCGACCACGTTCCCGCCGGAGACTTCCACCCGAAGCGCAAGATTACCTGCTGGGCGTTGGCTGTCCCCCAACGAAAGCCAGCTACACGCGAGCCTTCGATAGCCTGATAAAAGGTCGCATATCGACCGTCCGCACCAGATGTCGCCTCGGCAGTCGTCACCACGGTACGAAGACGGTTGGCGCTGCCGTTCGGTGTCACGACCTGCACGCGCTGGGTCGTGAAGGCGTAAACCCCGGCCCCGGTCCACCTCCACTGGTCGGCAGGGTAGTAACCGAACGCCGTCCCGGCGGTGTTGCCGTTCTCCTGAGAGACTGAGAAGGTCGGGTTGACGATGTAGTTGAAGGGATCGGCGGTGCCGAGATAAGGCATCTGGTTCCAGCTGGTGCCGTCCCACTGGTAGCGGAGACCGGTGGCCGCAGTGAAAATCTGGCCGATGGTGAGTGGAGGGTTCGGGAAATTGAACGCCATCACATCCTCGCGCTGACAGCGATGTAGTCGTCTGCCGTGCCAATATACTGGATGCCGATCCTGCCGACGGTCAGGCCACCGGGACAATCGACGTAAGCCTCGACGCCGTCGAAGCCAGACCAACTGGTAAGGGAGGTGATCGCGGCGGTGGCTATCCCGTCATAGAGGCGTGGCGCTCCGCGTATGGACAAGGTCGGCGCTTCGCGCATGTCGATTGGATGGCGCGTGTTACCTCCCCATGACCGGGTCGCAAGATTGACGTTGCCGCGTGTGCCGTAGCAGCGATACCAGTAGCGCTGACACATTCGGAGTTCGTCGGCATCGGGCTTCATCACGTAGCGTGGCGCGACCCCGCTATTATAGGGGTCGATATACATTTCGACCTGTGACAGCAGGAAGGTCGAGGCTCCCAACGCGCAGAAGTTGTTGGAGCCGGTGACGCCGTAATAGTCTCCGGCGATCCAGCTATTGACCAGCGCGGTCTGGTAGGTCGTGCCGATGCGCGGCACGATGTCGATCATCAGCCCAGCCAAGTAGGTGGGAGCAGGCCATGTCCCTCCAGTGTCGCCGGGAACAGCGATGGTGAACTGCTGCCAAGTGGCGGCGTTCGGGTAATAGATCGCGGTGACGTAGGAGCGCGTGGAGCCAGCAACGCTGCTGCCGTTGGCGACCTTGAGCGTGTAGGTGCCTGCATAGGTGCACCACATCCAGAAGCGGACGATCAGCCCCTTGGGAGTGGCGGTCCCCCAGCTGGTCAACAGGTCCATGATGCGGATGTCTTCGACGTACTGGCGTATCTGGACGTAGTCGTTGGTTCCCGGCGTCGGGTAGCCAGCAGTGGTCTCCAGCTTGATCGTCTGGCTGGGGTAGGCCGGATACGTCGGATCGGGAGCCAGCAGGGTCGAGTTGATCGAAGCGTTGCCGCCCCAGATGACGTTCCACTGGTCGCAGGCATAGTAGTTGCCAGTGGTCAGCGCGCCAGTCGAGATGTTCTGGTACTCCTGCATGATGCGCATGGAGGAGTTCACCAGCCGCTGGCGGGGCAAGGCAACGCTGTCGTCGGAGACCCAGACGCCTCCGACATACTGGTAGCGCCGCCCTCCTACGGTGGCCTTCTGCCCCGCTGACGGGGTATCGGGAAAGTCCATTGGCATCAGAGGATATCCGCCCAGACCCTGATCCGGTCGTCACCGAAATTCGTGTAATACATGCCCGCGTTGCGCGTGGCGGTCAGGCCCCCGGCGGCGCAGGTTATATCGATGTCGTAGCTCAGAACGGTCGAATAGGTCGCCGTGATCGACGTGATCGCCGGAAAGGCGGTGCCGTCATAGAGCAACGGAGCGCCTTTTATGGTGTGGGTCGGAGCGATCCGCAGCGGTGCTGGCGCGGAGTGGCCAAACCGGGCGACCGTCGTTGCGCTGCCAACGATGCCGTGCATGGAGGTTCCCATGGCAAGATAGCGCTGGCAGCGAAGGGTTTCGTCCATGTCGTCGGAGACCTCATATTCGGGGGCCAGTCCCGTGTAGTTGGGGTCCGCGTAAAACCCCACGTCGAACAACTCGAAGACGTTGCCGACCGTCGCGGCACCATTGGTCATGGGGACACGCGAGAAACTGCCGGTCAGCCACGAAAACGCTGTGTTGAGTGGGGTCGAGTTGAAGCCAAAGATCGACCAGTCGAGCCAGCCCCAGACGTTATTGGCACCAGACCACACGCCTGACGTTTCACCGGGGATCGGAAAGACCACCTCTATGTCGGTATTGGCCTGCCCGGCGGAGACCGTCCACCACATGACGTAAGAGCGGGTGATGGGCTGGTTGCGCAGCGCCACGCAATAGGTTCCAGCTGGAGATTTCCAGCCAAAGCGAAACACTACCGGGACTGCATTGGCGGTGCCGAACTTCAGGTCGGCCATGTTGAGGCCCTCGAAGCTGCTACTGAATGTCGCGTACTCGCCAGCCACCAAGGCCGCGTCGGCAGTCTCGATGGTGATGCGCAAACGCTTGTGATTACCCTTTGGTGTGATGAGGCTCAGACGCTGTCCCCGGAAGACCCCCGTGCTGGAGACCCAATACATCGAATACATATCGGCCATGATCAGGCTATCGACGGTGCCGTTGGTGTTGCCGTTGATCTGGCTCAGCAGGAAGGAACCGTTGATCGCCCGGTTGAGCGTGTCAGCACGGCCCCTGATGTCCCGCCATTGCGATGAGCGCGCCGTGTAGTTGACCCCTGTCACGACCCCGGTCGTCGGGCCGGGAACCATGGTGTTGTTGGCTGGAGAAGAGGGGAAGTCTATCGCCACTACAGCGCTCCAGTGTTGTTTATCTGGACGAATTGACTACTTGTTCCGTCATTATAGTAGATGAATAGCGCGCCATTCGAGGAGTTCCACCAAAGCTGGCCAACGGTGGGCGAGCCGGGCGGCGTGTCACTGATCGTGGTGACGCCGGTCGCCAGAGCGAGCTTGGCGGTGACGTAAGCCGTGGTGGCGATGGAGGTATCGTTGTCGGCGGTCGCTGGCGTCGGGGCGCGTGGGTCTCCGGTGAAGATCGGATTGGCCAGTGGGGCGTAGGAAGCCGCCACGAACGCGGTTGTTGCGATAGAAGTGTCGGCATCGCCCGGCGAGGGCGTCGGCGCGGAGGGATTGCCGGTGAAAGTCGGGCTGGCGATGGTCGCGAGCGGCGCGATAGCCGTGGCGATTGCGCCGCCGACGAAAGCCGTCGTCGCGATGGACGTGTCGCTATCCCCGGCAGTCTGGGTCGGCGCGGTCGGGTTTCCCGTGAAACTTGGAGACGCCAGAGGCGCGAGACCGGTGACGCCGACGGTCACCGCCGCCGCGACGAAACCGGTGGTCGCAATCGATTGGTCGGCGTCACCGGGCAGCTGGGTCGGAGCCTTCGGGTCTCCGGTGAAAGTCGGGCTGGCGAGGTCAGCTTTCAGATCGAGCGCGGGCTGGAGACCTGCAACCGTCGAGATGGCCTGCGTGCCGGTGTGGTTGGCCCGTGCGAGGTAATAAGCGCCGCTCTGGCCATCGAGGAAGTCGGCGTCGAGCAAAGACCCGACACCATCGACCGTAATCATCTTGGCCAGCACGTCGGCGGCGGTGTAGGCGGAGACCTCCAGCTTGTTGGCACCGAACACGGTCACGTCGGCGGCAGTCACCAGCTTGTCCCACTGAACAGCTGAGAAAGCGCCAGCCGTGACAGTGGCTATGGCCCGGTAGAGGAGACCGCCTTGGATCACGAAAGAGCCTATGGCGTAGTCGCTGGTTGTGGAAAAGAACCGCACGGCGACGAGGTCGGTGGCGACCTTGCTGGCGTTGATGACCCCCAGCTGGAGATCGGCAAAATTGACGTAAAGCTCTCCGACTTCGCGGGTGCCGGTGGTCGGCCTGACACCCTTGACCGACGAGCGCGGTGTTTGCTCCCTGATGGGCATGGCTATCTAGCCTTTCTCACGCGGATATCCACGCGGCACCGTCCCAGAACTTGACCGGTTTGCTCACCCAACCGGCTCCGTCCCAGACCTTCGCTGGTTTAGTGGCCCACGTCGCTCCTGTCCATACTTTGGGTTGAGCCAGCACCCCCGCCGCTGCAACCGTGACTTGTCCAACGACGCCGACGCCAGCCACCCCGGTCGGGACGACAGTGACGAACTGCTTGGCGGTGACAGTGACTTGGCCGACGGCTCCGGTGCCGAACACCCCAGCTGGGGAAGCCGTGACGCTCTGCTGGGTGGAGACCGTGACTTGGCCGACTGCGCCAGTTCCAAAAACTCCGGTCGGAATGACGGTGACGTTGCTCTTGGCAAGAACCGTGACTTGGCCAACTGCGCCGGTTCCCACAACCCCGGCTGGAGATGCCGTGACATTGGAAGCGGCAGAGACCGCGACCTGACCGACGGCACCAGTACCCGCGACCCCGGTCGGGGCGACGGTGATGGACTGCTTGGCGGTGACAGTGACTTGGCCGACGGCACCAGTACCCGCAACCCCAGTCGGAACGACTGTGACGCCGCCACCAACCGAAACCGAGACCTGACCGACGGCACCGGTTCCGGAGACCCCAGCTGGAGATGCAGTGATGTTGGAAACAGCCGAGACCGTGGCTTGGCCGACGGCACCGGTTCCGGAGGCCCCAGCTGGAGACGCCGTGATGTTGGAAGCAGCCGAGACCGTAGCTTGGCCAACAGCGCCAGTTCCCGACACCCCAGCTGGCGTAGCCGTGACATTGGAAGCAGCCGAGACCGTGGCTTGGCCAACAGCGCCAGTTCCCGACACCCCAGCTGGAGACGCCGTGACGTTG